ATTTTATAATCGTATATTAAGTCCCTCAGAAATTTTAACCAACTATCAAAATCAAGCAAGTAGTTATGGAAAATCTATAGGGGTTAATTCACCAGTACTTAGAGAAACTACAAGTTCAGTGAAAGTATATGGTGTATTTGATGAAGTTACCCCCATGATAGTAACCAATGGTATCTCACTCAATTTAGATGCATTACAATATCCAGGGTCAGGTAATTGGGCAGATTTAAGTCCAACAGGCGACAGTATTGTTTTAAACACTACAACTTTTGTTACATCTACTACGAATTATTTTACATTTAATGGAGTAAATTCATATGCTTATACTCAATATTTAAATCCTAGCCCTTATGGACCACAAAATTTTAGTCTTGGAGTTTGGTTTAGAACTGCAGCAACTCAAGGAAGAATGATTGGATATACTTTAACCGAGGGTAATGGAGTCTTTGCTATTGATAGACCATTTTATATAGGTATAGACGGTAAAGTATATTTTGCTGTTTATACAGGAACTACAAATCAAGCTGTTAGTAGTACCGTGGTGCTAAACAATAATGCCTGGCACTATGCTGTGGCCACTATAACTACATCAACACTTACATCAAATATGAATTTATATATTGACGGTGCATTGGTAAGTACTGGGTCATCTTTTGGGTATCCTCAATCTTTTTCAGGATATTGGGAAATTGGCGGAGGGCAAAGTTATGCGGGGGGATTCCAACAATCAGGCTCCAATCAGTATTTTCCAGGAAATATTGGCATGGTCCATGTTTATAATCGTCCTATATCGGCAGCTGAAGTGGCAGAAAATTTTAATCAAACTCGTGGTAGGTACGGAGTTTAAAAATACAATAAATATCATACTATGGCAAAACTACAAAGTAATACTAGAATATTTGGTACAGCAACAATTGACACATTTTTATTTGTCAACGGCACTGCTACATCTACATCAACCAACACTGGCGCATTACGTGTAGTCGGCGGAGTTGGGATTGGTGGCAATTTGTATGTAGGCAATACTGCGACATTTAGCGGTATTGGCACAAGTAACTACGGTCAATCAACTATATTATTAAATCCTCCTAGTGGTTACGCTAGTATTGATGCCAACATTGGCGGAACTTATGTGGGTGGCATGGAGTGGACTGCTGCCGGGGATATGAATTTAGATTCTACAAGTGGTAATTTCCTTTTTGATAAGTTAGGTCCAGGTGAACCCAGCAGTATAAGTTTTTATGCTCAAAATAATTTATTTCTTACAGCCGCAACTGGTCAACCCCAAACAACTGGAGCAGTGAATATTGGCAGTGCGGGTAACGCGACTACCAGTACTACTACAGGCGCATTGACTGTAGTTGGTGGCGTAGGAATTGGTGGCAATTTAGTAGTTAATCAAATGTTGGTCAGCAATGCCGTTAACTCAAACTTCTTTGGTATATATAGTTCCCAAGTTACACCAAGCGGTGCCAATTATGTATTATCAGGGGGTGGTGTTGGTGGCGCAGGCCAAACTTATTTAAATTCCCCCAACCAGGTAAATTTGGACATTGCTGGGTCTGACATGGTTCGAGTAACCAGTGGCTTAGTAACGATTGTTCCATCTACGGTGTCAACATCAACAACTACAGGCGCATTAGTTGTTACTGGGGGTGTAGGAATTGGAAAAGATTTATATGTAGGCGGAACAATCTACAGAAATGGTATTTCAGTTGGCTATGGATATAGTGGCAGTTTAGGTTTCACAGGCAGTGTGGGATTTACAGGTAGTCAAGGAACTGCTGGCTACAACGGTTCAGTTGGCTACACAGGATCAGCTGGTTATAATGGCAGTGTTGGATATAGTGGTAGCGTTGGATATAGCGGTAGCGCTGGCTACACAGGTAGTGTTGGATATAGCGGTAGTGTTGGCTACACAGGTAGTGTTGGATATAGTGGTAGTGTTGGATACACAGGCAGTACAGGATATTATGGCAGTGTTGGATATACTGGAAGCCAAGGACAAATAGGGTATACTGGTAGTGCGTTTAATACATCAACATTAGTTGCCAATGCTGTCAATGCCATTACTGCTACAAACACAACAATTTTAACAGATGGTGTAGCACAGGCTTACTTTGCTGGCAGCGAATATTTGACCTTAAACGGTTCAAATGTATTACGGGTATTAAACACTACACAATTCCAAATTGCCTTAAACGGTACTCCAACTTATACCTTATTAACATTCAGTAGTTCTGGTACATTAGCATTGCCAGTAACCAGTACCAGCACAGGACAAACAGGTGCCATACAGTTTGGTGATGGTACAAGGCAAGCCACTGCTTGGAATACCGCTACATTGGTATCTACAGCCACAGTGGCACAAACACTTAATACTCAATATCAAACTGGTAACGCAACTTATTATCCCACATTTGTTAATGCCAACAATGCTAGTCCTACTGCGTTGACTCATTATACTACTAGCACTTTTACAATTAATCCTAGTAATAGTTATGTTGGTATTGGTATAACAAGTCCTACCTCTCTTTTACAGGTCAATGGCAATGCTTCAGTTAGCACCAGTGGATGGTACTCATCTACATGGACACAACAAATTACAGCGGCAAGCGGTACTAATACTCAAGCGGCAATGGCATTGATTGCTGTTGGAGGCGGCGGACAAGCCGCAGGAGTGAGTATTCATGCTCAGCCTGCTGGTATAGGATCAAATTCCTTCCGTGCGGCAATGGTGAATACCATTACTGGAGACAGTTATGGTCCATCATATTGGTCAGTTAACAACTTTAACCCAGTAGGAGCATCGACTTCAGAGTTAATGAGATTAACTTATACTGGTAATTTGGGTATTGGTATAACAAATCCGAGTTACACATTGGATGTAGTAGGAACTAGCCGAATTAATTATGGCAACAATGGTACAGTTTTGGTATTACAGGGAGCATCTACTAATAAAACTACCACAGGGTTTGATACACTTGGCAACTATGTTGAACTTATAGCAACGACATCTACTAATAGTGCAATTCGTCTACAAACATCTAAATCAGGTGATACATCAAATTACGCACAATTATTCATTGATCCTTATAGTGGAGTTTCTGTAAAGAGCACAGGAAATGGTTCAGCTAATTTTACAGTAGCTGGACTCGCAACCTTTAACTATACAGGTGGTGGATCAGCATCAACTATTGCTATAACCGGACAAAATACTAGGGGTGGTGGCAATTACCATGACTTCTTAAGTGCTACTAACGGTTTGAGTACCGCTACAAATGCTACTAAATGGTTCCGTTTAGATCAAGTAGGTACACTACAAATATTAAACAACGCCTATAACGCTACTATATTTTCAGTAACAGATAATGGATATATTGCCATTAACCAAGCCACTGGTGTTTCTAATGGTGTTCCAGGTAATAATGCTATTGCGATGAACAGCAACAGTTATATCTATGATGATGGTAACTATCACCTTACATCAAAAGTTGGTAGCATTTGGATTAATGCCAACGGCGGCAGCGATGTTAACATAAACACACAAGTGCCAGCAGGTACAACACCTGGTGGTTTAAATGTTCAAGGTGCTGTTACTAGCCAAGGTTCTGGCACAGCGGCTACATCCTTCATATCAGGGCAGTTTGCTAATAGTGGTATAGCACTACAAATGTCACCAAATGGCAGTGGTGCGGCTAACCAAGCCATTCGTGATACATCAAGTGCGGCTAGCACAATGTATTTTGATGTTAATACTGGCGGTAGTACTAACGGAACATTTAAATGGAGATCTAGTAATTCCTTCACAGAATTAATGGTCCTAAATACTACCGCCGCAACAATTAACCGACAAATGTTGATTGGTGGTGGTAGCCAAACTGCTTATGTTACTATTAACGGAACAAACACTTACAATATCAGCGGCTCTTACGGCTACTTGAGCGGCGCCGGCGCAGGTAGTATTGGCAGTGGCGGTAGCACAGGTAATGTAGGCTTTTCATTATATTGTAGTGGACGTATTCAAAGTAATGAAGTTGACGTTGCTTCAGACGAACGATTAAAAGATATACAGGGAACTATTCCTTTAGATAGGGCATTACAGTTTGTTCGATCAATAGATGGTATCCTATATACTTGGAAACCTGGATTCGGCGATGATGGTATTAAAGCTGGATTCGGCGCACAAAGCGTACATAAAGCCGGTTTTGATCATATGGTTGCTCCTGTGCCAAATGATCGTGTGGAAGGCACAGTGGACGATGACGGTTGGACACACCCAGATAAAGTACAGTTGACCGTGGGTTACAATCAAGCCATTCCATATCACCACGAAGTCATCAAACATTTGTTAGAACGAATCGAGCAGTTAGAAGCCACAGTAGCAGAATTAAAAGTAAACCAAAAACCTTGATCTGGCCCGCAGTTAGTGTATAATTAACTGTATGAAACTCGCAATCATCGATATAATTGGTATTCCTTATGACGGTACAACCGTTTTCAAACAAGGCCTAGGTGGCAGCGAAAGTGCTGTTACCCTAATGGGCAAAGAACTAGCAGATTTGGGATTTGAAGTTACAGTATTCAATAACTGTATTGATCATGCCCAACCTGGAGTTTACGATGGTGTAACTTACCGCCACTTAAATGATCTAGCACAGGATCACTACTTTGACATTGTCATCAGCAGTAGAACAGTCATTCCATTTACTCAACCAGAACGATATGAAGAACTGAGAGACTATCGTGCCATGCCATATCAAAGCATGAATCTCTATGACCGTATTTTGAGTAAGGCCAAAATGCGTATCCTTTGGATGCATGACACATTTTGTTTGGGCGATAATTTAATTGAAGATCTCGCAGTTAGTGACCGTATCACTGATATCTTTACATTGAGTGATTGGCATACTACCTACATCGCAAACTGTGATCACGGCAAGAGACGTAATTTTGAAGTACTGAAGCGTAAGATCTTTATCACTCGTAATGGTGCTTACAATTACATTCCTGAAGTAGATATCACTGCCAAGGATCGTAATTTGTTTGTTTACAATGCGTCAGTGACCAAAGGCATGATTCCATTAGTTAACTTGATTTGGCCACATGTCAAACGACACATCCCCGAAGCACAACTAAAGATCATTGGCGGCTACTATAAGTTCAGTGAAGCAGATGAACCAGATCAACAAGAAAAAGATTGGCGTAACATGGCCAATGATCCTGCCAATGCTGAAAAGGGCATTGAGTTTACTGGTATCATTCCGCAACGAGAAATTGCCGGCATACTTGCTAAATCTAACTTCATGATTTATCCATGTGCCTTCCCTGAAACATATGGTATCAGCACATTGGAAAGTTTGCTATACAATACTCCCAGCGTTACTTGCCGTTTTGGTGGACTAGAAGAAATTGCCATTGAAAAAGCCTGCTACTTGATTGACTATGCTGTTGAACCCAACGGCTTATTCCCGCACATTAACACTCCGCATCAAGTAGAGCAGTTTGTTAAGACTGTGGTAGAAGCATATCGTAATCCCTATCTACATCAACAAAAACAATACTACTGTAATATTATCAAAGATATCGCTGGTTGGGATAGTGTGGCACAACAATGGCGTCAACACATGTTCCGTCAATGTGGCGAGTACATGAGTCGTGAAGATTATAGAGAAGTCAGCAAGATCAATCATCGCTTACACAAAATCTATGGACGTCGTTATCATAATGTAGTTGAACTAGAGGATTACAAGCCCAGCACTGAACAGCAAATTGTTGTTATCAGTACATTCTACAATGGCGCAAATTACATTGAACGCTGTATTAATAGTGTGGCACAACAGGATTATGAAAACTATCATCATATCTTAATTGACGATTGCTCCACTGACAACGGCTTTGATGTTGCTGTACAGGCAGTATACAACTTGCCCAAATCAGTAT